CACGTTGACCTCAGCTCCAGCGGCGATGCCCCCGAGCTTCGTCTGTTCAGCGTCCGTGAAGGCGTTGGTGTCCGCGTTGCTTTCGTAGAGGGTCTTGATCTCGGACGCGTCGGGGTTCACTTCCGCCCCGGCTTCGATTCCTGTGAGCTTGGTGCGCTCCGCGTTGGTGATGATTTCGCCGCTGCCTACCGAGTCGATGTCGGTGAGCGAGATAGCCGTACCTGCTGTCGCTACCGCAGCCAGCGCCGTGGGTGTAGCCACCCCGGAGGCGTTACCTATCCACGTGTAGCCGTCGGGGATGTTGGGCACGTCGTTAGTCCGGCCGATGCACGACACCTTGAGACCTTGGCAGATGGTGCCGTTGGTCTTGAGCACGATGCCCACGTTTTGAATCAGGTTCGTGCCCGTGGGTTTGTCTTGGGTCAAGCCGCCCCCAGCATCGACGTACAAAACGTCGTTCTCTTGCAGTCCTGTAAAGCCCGAGAGGTTGGTGTTGTAGGTTCCCGTCATGATGCAGAAGCCGTCCTTGCCGCTTGCGGTTGTTGTGAGCTCCGTTTCTGCGATGCCTATAGCCGGCATCTTATCCGGATCGCTTGCGTCGGCAATGCCAACCAAGATGCGTTCGCTGCCTCCAATCTCACCACGCGAATACAACGGTGTCCCTGCGGGGATGGTGGCGCCTTCGTCGTTCCTTACAGGGAAGTGCACCTTCTCGGCTGTCTCGCCACCCGTTCCGCTTGATGCGGCAGTGATGCGGCCTTGAGCGTCCACCGTGATGTCGGCGTTGGTATAGCTGCCGGGCGTCACTGCGGTGTCGTCGAGGTTTACGACCACGTCGCCTGTCGTGGGGGTTGCCGTCAGTCCGGTGCCACCTGTTACGCTGTCAACCGCACCACCCGCCCCAAAGGTGAGCGTGATAGTTCCGTCTCCGTCGTCTGTGAGGGAGCCGTTGGGGACGTTGATGGTAGCCACCGAAAGTACGTCAGGGCTTCCGTCGAGCTCTTTGACGCGGAGCAAGCCACGAGCCTTGTATGCCGTCGCGGGGGTGCCCTCAGGCTCCACACCTGAGAGAGGGGCGTTGCATGAGTCGTAGGTGTAGGGAACGGAGATAGCAATGTCGAGCAAACACCCGGCAAGGGCGTTGCTTTGCGTCTCTTCCAAAGGCGTCACGCTCGCATTAACGAGGTCGTAGTGAAACCCAAACTGGAAGATATTGCCTCCGTTCTGGATGTCTGCGAGGATGTCTTCGGCTACCTGCTCTGCGTCCGAGATGTTCTCCTTTTGGTAGCCTACCTTGTCCGCATCCGAAGGAGGCACGGAGAGGATATACACCTCAAGGTTGTACGTCTTGGCTTTGGGGCTGTTGTAGTCGCCCCCGGTGTACACGAGATGGAGGAGGGGGTACTGCTCAAACTTCTCCAAATCCACATCCGACGGGGAGCCGTACGAAAACGTCTTGATGAAGTAATGGTTGTCGCAGAACTCCTGAAACTTGGAGACGATGTTATTGAAGGTGATCATCGGCGCTGGGCTTGCTCTTGCTTGCGTTTGTATTCAAGGTCTTTTAGGAAGGCGAGGTGCGTGAAGACGTGGCCCACCGTGAGGCGAGTGACTGCATCGATTTTGAGAACGTCCTCCCCAGCCAATGAGTAGAGGGCGGGGTACCATTCCCACTTCGAATAGAACGCATCGCCTCCAGCGCCGTCCGAGTCAAAGAGGACTCCAAAGTGTTCCGTAGTTCGCGCTCGGTAGTCCAAAAAAAAAGCAGCGCACCCGCTACCGCAGGGGCGGGCATATCGAGGAAGTGTTCGCTCTTCTCCTGTGCCGTGTACTCCGCAATAGTGTACTTATCACCCCAACGCTGGGTGATGGGTCGGTACAGGATGCTCATGGCTTTGTGTGCCGTCGTCCAGAAGTCCTTGGTGTAGGTCTCCATATCAATCCACTCCCCCGCGCTGAAGTTCTCCCAGTCGGGGATGAACCCGTACTCGATGCCGTGCAGCTCCAAGATAGGTTCGTGCTTGGACACCTCACGGGCGAAAAGGGAGTCGATGTGTGCCGAGGCTTCTACGATGAGGGCTTGAGGCAATTTGCGGAGTTCAGCAAAAGACAGTCCCGTCACTACCTGCACCCGCTTGATGGGGTCGTCGGTAGTTTCGAGCACCTGAAGGTGTCGCAGGGTGAGGTCTGAATAGTTGGCCGGCAGTCGGAGCTCCATGTTAGAATGAGTTGAAAGGGTTAGATTCCTCAAGTTATCCGAGGGCGTAGCGCCCGAAGTTGGGGTTGGTCTGATTCCACGTCACGGCGTACCGTGAGGCATCGACGAAGTGATTGAAGGCGTCCACGGGTTCGTTCAGTTGGCGTCCGTTCTTGTCCTCCTTGTACTTGTAATTCCGGAGTTCTTTGATGCCGTTGATACTCCGCTCTGTGATAAAGAGCGGACGTGAGCGTAGGAAGTCGATTCCTGAACGCACGGAGTCCGGGCCTTTCCTTGCCGGGTGAATGTTGAAGCCGTGGCCGTGTATCTCGTCGATGCTCTTGGGCTCTGCGGAGTCGGCCACGATCATAGCCTTGCCCACCTCTGCGTCGCGTAGCGTTTGAGCGATGGCCGCGTTGGTAAGTCCCGTGGCGTAGCATACCTCGTCCAAACAGAATCCGTGGCCGTCGGTGTACACCTTGACGATGGCGGTGGGGTCGTTGGTATATCCGAAGTCAAGACCAATCGACAGGAGCTTCCACCCGTCCGGGACTTGAACTACCTGCTTCCAATGGGTGAGGATAGTCGCACGCGACACCCCACGCTCTCCGAGGCCGTACACCCTCCAGTAGTCGGGGTCGGCTTCTTGGAGACGCTCAATTTCTGCGACGGTGCTTTTGGGAAGGAAGGGGTTGTCCTTGTACGTGGTCTGAAAGAACTCGTGGTCGTCGCGGGTGAGTACGTGGTCGTATATCCAGTGGAACTCGTCCGAGGGGTTGTAGTCGATTATTGCTTTCCCGGTGGTTCGAAGCATGAGTTGCCGCCAGTCTTCGAGGGTGAGCTCGTTGGCCTCATTTACGAAGAGGATGTCGCGCTTGCGTCCCCTTACCTTTTGGGGTTGGTCGACGGAGATAAACTCCACGAGATTCCCGAAGAGGATGTACGTGGCTTCGCTCTTGTTGTGGAGCTCTACGTTGTAGATGTCCTCCCGTTCGAGTATCTCGAAGAAGTCCCGCATCACCGAGGCGCGTATGGCGGGAAAGGTCTTTCGGGCGATGGTGATAACCGCTCCGGAGTTTTCGTTGCGGTGGCAGAGTTCGATGAGAGCCGTCAGGATAGAGTATGTCTTGCCGCTCCGCGTTCCGCCTTGGTGTACTTGTACTTTGGCGGGGCAGTTCTTGACGTGGTAGTATGTGGCGGGCTGCCTCACAAGCTCTGCAAAAATTCCTCATGTGAAGTGAAGGCGTACCATTTGCCTTTCTTTTGGTACTTCTTGGCACGGTAGAAGTACACAATGTCCCCTATCCGAAAGTGACCGGGAGATGGTTCGCTCCACTCAATCCCGCGATTGTTGAGCAGGGCCTTAAACTTGCGTCTTTGCTTGTAGCCCTTCTTCTTTTGGGTCTGCTCGTTCACGATACAGTAGAGTCGTCAGACACGAACCACGAGAGGGGCTTCTTCTCGGCCACCTCAATCTCTTGTCTTTCGACGTACCCTCTCCCCTTGCCTTTGGTCTTCAGAAGGAAGATAGTCGCGGCTGGGTTGCCTTGGGAGATGAGCTTGTGGAGGTGGTGTTCTGCAAAGTCCAACACGACCTCGGGCAGGTTGTCGCACGCTGCCTTGTATGCCGGGTCTTCTTTGAGCCAACGGTAGTGTGTGTTCCGTGAGATGCCGCAGGACTCGCACGCCATCTTGACCACTCCCAAGGCTTTGGTAAGGGCTTCAACCATCGCAGCCTTTTTTGGCTCTAACTTGTCCTCCTTTGTCACGGAATCATCTTCTCGCAGTGCTTGCATTGCTTGGGTTCTTTTGATTGTTCGGTGGGTTCTGATTCAAAGGGGATATCGAGGCCCCACTCTTGGAGCTCTTCGGGTTCTGACTCGTTGGCGAGTATATCCCAGTCCCATTCCCCGGCGGAGATGTTGTCCTTGATCATGACCCGCTTTTGTTTCTTCTCGTCCCAATCGACTACCACGCAGGGTACCTCCTCCCATCCAAGTTGGACGCACGCTCTCCAGCGTTGGTTGCCTGCGATTACCTCCATCTTTTGGTTCACGATGAGGGGGCGGGCTTCCATGAGCTCCGGGTCTTCGGTGATGGAGGCTTTGAGTTTCTCCATCTTGTCGAACCTGATAAGCCGAGGGTTATTCGGACTCGTCTTCAGTTTGCTGGTCGCGATACGCGTCGGCTGTGTTAAGGACATTGCGGAGTGTTTCTCGTATGTGGTAATCGGATACGGCGAGGTTTAGGAGTATCTCCCAAGATTCAAGGCTCTGGTAGTAGACCCCAAAGGAGGCCGTGTCGTCGCTTCCTTTCTTCATGGTGAAGACGAGGAAGTCGTCGCTTTCGTTTAGTAGCCTCTTGACTTTGCGTAGGGTCATGCGTTCATGAATTCGTAGTATTTGGCCCGGAAGGGTTTGTCGTAGTCGAGGAGGTGCTC